GGTATAGAGGCCGGTCCTGTGGTGTGCGGTCCAGAACGCGAGCGTGATCGGCTGTGCGAAACCGCCGCCCCAACCCAATCGCTGGACCCGATAGCCCTCGATGGGTTGATAGAACATATAGTAGTCGCCCGCGCCCATTGCTGGCTGGGCGGTGGTGATGTAGGCACAAAAACTGCAGTTCGCCCCGGACATCAGCCCCCCAGCCGTAAAGGCATACCCGGCCGACGTGCCCGCTCTGGCCGCTTGCCAGCCGTCGCACACATAGCCACTGCCAGCGACGCCGATGCCCGGTACGCGCTCCTGCGTCACCTCGAAACCGCCGTTGATCTGCAGCCCGCTGAAGGCCAACAAATTGCCGGGCGCGGCATAGATGTTGGCCCGCGCCTGCGCCTGCTGGGTCGCCGACAGGGTCTGTGGCCCGTCGAACCGCACCGTCTGCGACACGTCCGGCGATGGCGAGGCCACCACCCACTGCGTGCTGTCGCCGTCGTTGTAGCGCACATAGAGAACGCCGGTATCACTCTCCCACCACAGCGTGTTGTCCGGCACGCCGGTCGGCGGCGTGTCCGACACCATCACGGAAGTGCCACCACCACCTGAGCCGGGTGGCCCCGGCACGCCTTGCGGACCTCTGATGTTGCCGACCGGCGAACCCCACGATCCAGCCGTCAGCGTGTAGACATTGCCATTCGTGGTGTCGAGATAATTGTCGTTGTTGAGTTGGCCAGTGATCGTGCCGGGAGCGCCCGCGCCCTCGTACCACAGACTGCCCCGCACGCCCTGCACGCCCTGCGGCCCGATTAGCGATGTGCCGGCCGGCCACGCGCCGGACACCTTCGGGCCGTAGATGAAGTGGACCGATGTATCGATGTAGAAGTCACCGTCGATGCCCGTGCTGCCGGTGGGCGGACCGCTGCCATAGAGAACGGAGTTGCCACGCGGTCCCTGTGGTCCCTGCGGGCCTATCAAGGATGTGCCGGCTGGCCATATGCCTCCAGCCTTCGGCCCATAGATGTAGTTGTTCGAGGTATTGATGTAGAAGTCACCGTTCACGCCCAGCGTGTTCGACGGAGGACCACTGCCATACCGCACCGTGTTGCCGGGCGGGCCGGGTGGACCCTGGTCGAGCACCTGGATGACCTCGACCTCAAAGTCGGCTACCACCGTAACCGGGTCACCGGCCAGAGAGATGTCGACGTCGGTGTCTTGGATGATCTCGGTGTCGCTCATCTGCTCGGTCCCGGATTATTGGTCAGAGCGCCGGACCAGATGCGCAAGACCTGCGACCCTGGCGTGAACCGGACCAAAGAGTGCTCATAGTCGCCCACCGGCAGATTGGCGAGCTGGTCCTGCAAGATGCGGACAGTGAAGGCGCCGTTCGGAGGATCGACGATCGCCAGACCTCCATTCTCTGTGGTCAGCACCATCTCCTCGTTGACGTCTTGCGCGTGCACGCGAACGCCCATGCGCATGGTGTTGCCGGTCAGATCGATCGGCGCACCAGTGGTGGTCTGATAGGCGAACTGCCGATAGAAGTCAGCGTCGTTCTCGACTGTGATGTTGACGATGGCCATTGTGAGATCACCAGTTGAACGCGTCGTCGATCTGTTGAGGCGTCGTCACCTCGCCGCTCTCGATCTTTGGCTGCAAGTCCATGTAGGTCTCTACGCATCTAGTGAAGTTCGAGGTGATGCCATTGAGGATCGACTGCACATTGCGGATCTCATAGACCTGGCCGTCGCTGCCGATCCACCGCGTTGGTTGGGTCTGCGCTGAGCTAGCGAGGTAGGCGTTCTGCACGCCGTTGGTGTCGGTGCGCACCGGGATGCCATCGACGATGATGCCGCCGCTCTCCCTCTTGATCCGCGCCTCGACGGAGTAGGACTGCAACTGAGCCTTGGTGTATGCGCCCTCTGCCGGTTGGGAGAACGTCTCACCATTGAACGCCGATGGCGGCAGCACATCCTTCATGTACGATTGCCAGAGCGTCGGCTCATCCTCAATGGTCACGGTCCAGTGGGAGGTCTTCCAGTCCAGATAGCCTTGGTCGGTTGCTGGATCGACGTAGGTGTTTTTGGCGCTGGAATAGACCTTGGTTTGATCGGCCCCGACGAACCAATACCATTTGGCTGGATTGATGGGCATTAGAATGGCTCCTGTCAGAGATATTGACCACCCGTACTCGTTACACCGGGAGAGTTGCCGGGAAACAGATTGATACCTTGACCGACCACATCGGCGACACCGTTCAGAGAGCAATTGAATTTTGCCCCGACGACGTTGCCCGGATTGATGAAGATCGGCGGCCCGTTCACTTGGGTGTCGGACATGAGAACGCCGAGCCCAGCTGGTTGAATAAAAGCACTAACGGTGAACGGGCCATTGAACGTGAAGTGAGCGCCCGCATAGATGGTGACCTGACCGGCGAAAAAGGAGTTTATCAAAGCCCCACCTGTGGTGTTAGCGTCCTGAGTGTGCGGCCCATTGATCGTCATATAGCCGCCGAACGCCTCATAGAGGGCCGCCGCCGCATTACCGCCACCGATGGCGTTGCAGATCATGATCCCACCATAGGACGAAGTCAGGCCGGTGGGTGGACCGGTGCCGGTGCCGGTCGAGACGTGGAGGTTTTGAACAAGGATCGTATTGGCTCCCTGGCAAACGAGCGTATCGCTGTTGTTGGCTCCGGTGAGATAGGTCGAGGAGATGCCGGCCCCATTGATGGTCACGACCGGACCGGCATACGTGGGACTGGCAACAGTACCGGGATAGGTCCCCGGCGCGACGTGGATGGTCACACCGTAGGGACCCGGCGAGTACTTCCAGGCCACCACGAACGCGTGCTGGATCGTCTGGAACGGTCCCTGGCTTCCATTGATGGTCGCCTGCGACCCATCATAGTTGTTATCGTTGCCGATGGCCACGTCGACGTAGATATCCATGGGATGAGCGAGCGGTGGGCGAACGCTCGAACCAACACCGGTCAAGATTATCCAACGACTGTTCGTCGCGTCATAGCGATAGAGCCACTGAGAGCCCGCTGGAATGTCGTTCGGAACCGTCACGCTGCCATCGATCCGGACGACCGGCCTGGCACCGAGCGCGTTGATGTTGAGGGCGCACGCGGCAGTGTTGGTGTTCTTGGCCCTGCAACCGACCAGCATCCCATCGTAGTATGCGATCGGCGCCGGCGACAGGTTCATTTGCATGACGTTGGTCGCGCCGGTATCCAGTCCGTACCAAATGGATCCGCTCTGCAGCGATCTGCCCAGCTGGTGAAGATCGGTATTAGCCGGGGCGAAACAATTCGAATCGGTAATCAGGTTGACGATCTCGCGCTGCGGATATTCTATCGAGGCCGCGGGTGGAATGCTCCCAGCCTGCCCGACCGACGGGTCACCGTTGATGTAGGGCGCGTTGGGATCACTGATGCCATAGGGCTGGTTGTACAGCATGATTTAACTTCCTCGCTTTAAGGTGTCCCAGCCATGGGATCGCCCGGTGTGAGACCAGAGTAGTCAAATACGATGATGGTGTGCGCCGGCTTCCAGCGCTGAAGGATGCACTCGAGGTCTGTGGCATGGCCGATCCGCAGGTGGGGATCGACGCCGGTCTGGCCACCTCCTCCGCCGCACCTGAACCAGGTCAGGCTGGTCTTGTGGACGTGGACGGTCCAATAGTAGCGGTTCTCCGGAGGTCCCAGACCATAGTTGGGATACTCCGAAATCTCTCCATTGGTGATCCGCTCCCCATCTGGATCGATGACCGGAAGATAACCGCGCACGAACGTGTCACTGAACATCGGGTTGGTGCCGTCGCCGTGCACCCTGTTGTCCCCGCACCTGTCCAGCCCAACCATGAATGGGCGATACTCAGTGATCGAGATGTCATAGCCGATGAACGAGGCAAAGTCGATGAACCACTGGCGGGACTGCCCGCCCATCAAGGTCATGCGAAGAACCAGCGCCTGCTCACGCTCACCTATGGTCTGCGGCGCGGTGTAGCACGGGTCCGGCAGTCCCCAGTTGCGCTCCCAATCGGGCAGCAGCTCAATCGTCTTGCGAGGATCACTCTCCTGTTCCAGGAGGTCCGCCGCCCTGCCGTCTACCGAGCCCCAGTACTCACAGAGACCGTCGCTGGTTTGCCACAGCACGCTGTCCGTGGCATGCTTCGGCCAGGCTTGGCCGTGAGGCAGCAGCGAGAAGAACGCCTCCCGGTAGTCGCTACCAGACCTTCTGACGTGGCGATCACTCATAGAGGATGGTCTCCAGCACTGCCATGTTGCCGGGACTATCCATTACGAAGTCCGTATTGGTAATCAGATTGAACGAGCTGACAGACGGCGCATTCATGATCGCGTAGTTGATCCAGCTGGCGAAGATGGTCTGGCCGGGCGCGGCCTTGACCTTCAGCATGTTCTGCATGGACAGCTCAATCTCGGCCTGGCACTCCGTCGTGTTCGGAACCAGATTGGCTATCGTTACATCCAGGAACTGCTTGATCGGCGCGACCACGTAGCAGTCCTTCATGGTCACTGGCCGCATCTTGTCGATGTAGTCGGCCACGGTATTGATGTCGCTCTGGGTAGGCCACCCATCATCGGAGGCTCTCAGGTCGTCCATCAAGAACCGTATGGTCACTGTGCCTATGCCCATCTCGTTGGGGCTGGACCATGCCCTCGTAACTCCGGGCACGGCCAGCGCCCAGGCCTCATAGTCGGTCGCGTCCCCACCCATCGGAGGCTGCTGGATGCGCCGCAGGATGCGGGTGCGAAGCTCCGCGTCCGTCTCTGTATCCGCG